CTTGGGGACCTCGGGTGTTTTAGGTGGCTGCTCTGGCTGAAATTTTGTAGCAGTAAAAGGCGTGTTATATTTTTTGCTTAAAAAGTCTATATCTACTTGCAAACCTAATTCCAGCATTTCCTTGTGTATCTTCCACTGTTCGGATACGCTTAATGTATCCGCCTGTACCCACTCAAAGGTATAAGGAAGTTTAAGATAAGGGAATATGATATTGTTAATCCAGTTTTTGACTTTTTCTTTGTCTTGCCAAGCAATGGCTTCGGCTTGCGTTTGGTGTACTTTTGCGCTGCCTGCGTAGCTTTTTTCGTCTGTGGTGCCTGTTTGACCGATAATAAGTTTAGCGATTTCGCTATTGCACCGTTCCAACATTTTGTCAAACACGTTGTAGCTGTCCACATTGCCACCATTGATAAATTCTAATTCGTCCTGACTATCAATAATCGCAAAAGCCGCCTTGCCCATGTTTTCTAAATCTTGATATAGTCTTTGTCTTTCTGTGGCGTCCCGTTTGTCGGTTTTAAGTACCCGAACGGGAATACCAAAGAGTTCTATATATTCGCTCCACGCTGCGGTAGCAAAGCGTTTGTAAAACACTATCGGGCAAGCCTTATGCAGTATTCCTAAATCATTTGGGTTTCCGAAGGTTAATAGTGTGGGTTCGTCCTGTATTTTTATTCGCTTTTCCCCTTTGAGGTCTAACAGTATTTCGCGTGTACTTGGGACAACATGCCTGCGCGGAATAAGATGAAACGTTTTATCGTAGTATTCCAACACCGTATAACCATACAAAGCTGTTTCTGTCAGCCACTCTATTACATCATACAGCCATTCGGGAACAGGGGCGGGTTTTCCTTGTGTGTTTTGTATCAAAAACTCACATTGTATTACGTTGGCGATGCGGTTTTGAATGGTTGCAGACAAATGGCAATCTAAAACAATATCTGTGTATAAGTCTTGCAATAGGTCGTGTCTTGGGTGGTACAGGCTTTCTGCGGCAAAGGTGGCGCGCTTCCAGTGGTTTAAATTTTTTCCGAAGGTATATTTTGGACTTCTTTCAATGGTTATCATAACACGTTAAATTTGCTGTTAGAACTATGTTTAAATTTTTAGATAATTTCTTTGGGGTAGGTTAGGTAGGGTAAAGCAAGAAAGTGCCTATAAAGTGCCTTAAAATCAAAATTCCAAATCTTTGGGTTTGTGCTTACTTTTTATGGTAGTGAGAGTGTTGTTTTCTTTGTTTTCGTTGATTTGTTTTATGGGGTAATCGGGGTTAAGTTTACCTTCGCTTACCTGTTTCAAAAAGTCAATAGTGTTATCATAGCGTATACCCCTCAATTCAGGGATTTGGCGGGGACTTATGCGGCTGTGTAAATGATACAGAGTTATATCTATCCATAGCATTTTGAAGTGTCTGGGTGGGTTTTGAAAAAGTAAGGCGGTTTCGTATCTGCCCATAAGGTAGCTTTCCATTTCTTCTTTAGCAGCCAAAATGGCTTCTTGTAAAAACATTGGGTTTTGTTCTATTACCCTTTCTAACACATCTGCCTTGATGTATGTGTAAAAATCTTGTTCGCTTATCATATATAAAACTCAAAGTTTAAGGAATATCCTGGCGCCAAATAAGATGGTTCGCCCCCAAAATACATTGTGCCGTCAGCTTCTATTATGCATTGCCTTGTAGTTCTGGTGCCATTGGTGATTTCACACATAGGCACCTCAATCCGAAAACTTGGTCTGTAGTCTGGGGGCAGCGTCAAGAATGGCAAAAATGCGTCTGATAATGCACCTGTTTGCATGTTTCCTTTGAACTGCACGCTTCCCCATTGTGTTTTTCTAAAAAACAACCCCGAGTTGAGTGGGGGGTATAGATAATCCGAGAAGTAATTTTGGTAAGCGGGATTGCCCGCTGTGCCTACCCTGCGCCATGTTTCTTGAGTTTTGTCTATCTTGAAGTTGAGCTGGTTGTTTACATAGGCAACGCTTGCCTTGTTACTCAAATAAACCTCTAATGCATCTTGTAGTGTTATCCTTAACACCCCTGACGGGCTTACTTTAATAGGGCTGGGGCTGGCATCTATGGCGGTAATAATGGCGTAATAGTTTTTGAATATTGCTTTATTGGAAGCGTCAGCAAAAGGTCTAAATGTTTCTTCGGCGTCTATGGGCGAGAGTTGTCCCGAAGCGATATCGGTTTCTCCACTAAAAAAACGGATTTTTAATCCAAGCCATACATAACCCGAAGTAATGTTGTACGTCAAATCTGGGTTCTGGGATACTTCACACCCGCTTAATACACAGGGTTGCAAGTTGTGTAATATTTGTTCACAACCCGCAAGAGCTTCTTTTTGTAAGGTTACAAGGTCATCAATAAACATGCCTTGCCCACCTGGTTTAGATAATAACTCTTTCATGTTGTTAAAATGTTCTCCTTTCTATGGTTTTGATGTATGTTTTTGAAGTATTGTTTTTGTTGGTGTATCGGCTGAGTAGATAAATAGCGCCTTCGTCAGCATCTGGGGCATCGTCATTAACTGAACTGCCGTCTTCAAAAAGCAAGGTTTGTTCTATGCTTTTTTGCATATCGGGGTCGCTTTTTTTGCTAGCGTCATATACAATCAATCCGTTTTCGTATAAAGGACTTAGTGCCTCTATACGATGGATTTTGTTGGGTTTTTTGCGTTTGTCCCTGCGTATAGGCAAATAGTATCCTTTTTCTTGGGCAACTATTTCTATTTCCTTCATGATATACTCCTGTACAAATTGTTCTTCTATCCATATTTCCGCATTAGGATATTGTTCGTGCCACGCGTAGAGGGTTTTTACCATTTCTTTGAGTGTGGTTTGTCTGACAAAGGCTTTTAAGCAATAAAATTTTAGTCCATATCCTCCCCATAACTTGATTGCTTTAAAGTCTCCTTTTGCGCTATAAGAGGGGTCGCAATAAGCAACCAATCTTGCTTTTTGATAAAAATCGTTGGGCAAATCCTCGTAGTGTATCCATTCAGGTTTGAATACTTTGCCTTCCTCTATCGGTTCGTTTTGGTATTCTCTTAAAAATGCCCTTGTGCCAATTCGTTCCTGTATTTCATGAAAATACTTTGTGGTAGTATATTTCTCTTTCCAGTTGGGTTTATTTTTTTCGTCTAATGCGTTTGCTTGAAAAACCCTAAAAGCGACTTCGTTGCCTAATTCATAGTTAATGCTGTTTTTGCTAAACAAATTGCCCGCCAAGATAAATCTTGCGTTACCTACATCAAAACAGCCCATCAAATCCTGTTTAATCCATGTGGTAGCGTCTTGTACTCGGCTTTTGTTACGGGAAAGTTCTGCGCTATCTACATCATCGCATACAATATAATCAGGTCTGTATCTGCCCCTGCGTAAGCCGCGTGGGCTTTGACCCATGCCCATAGCGACAAAAGTAACCCCGTTTTGTGTAGTAAATTCTCCTTCCTGCCAATCACCTTGGTTATACTGTTCCCCAAAGTCATGGATTATTCTTTGGTTTTCCATGAATTGAGCTTGCAAATCTCCAAGCAGTCGCTTGGCGGAATCTCCGTTTTTACCCACAACAACCATAAATTTAAGTTCCTGCTTTGCCATCAGCCACAAGGGTAAAAACACGCAGGCGTGCATGCTTTTAGCCGCGCCTCTGTGCCAACGCAATATGACATTGCATCGCTTTTGTGTGGTAATGTATCTGCAAGCCTCTATGTGGAATTTGGCACAATTGACATTTGCAAAATCAGGAAAGTAGTATTGACAAAACGCATTGTAGTCCGAAAGCAGATGTTTAATTCTTGTGTTTTTTTCCGCTTCGCTCTCTTTGCTTACTTGTGTTGAGTTTTTAATCTGTTTACACAAATTAAGAAACTCTTTGTATTCTTGGGTTTGTGTTGCTTTTTTTGTCATTACTGTTTATGTTGAATGTATTTTTGTGCAAGCTCTGCAACATCTTGGGCGTGATTAGGGTGATGGGCATGTACCCAGTTTACAAAGTCTGTCAGGGTGGCAATATGGTTAGCTAAATTGTTTTTGCCTGCTATTTTGTCTAAACTGGTAGCCATTTTGCTGATAGCATCTATATCCCCGACCAATATTTCCTCTTTTTTGGCAAGCTCTTGCATAAATTTATTGCTTACCTCGTAAGCTAATTTTTGCAAGTTGGTGGCGCTAACCATTCTTGCCTTTTTGACATCTTGCCATTTCTCTTCTTTTGCCCATTTGGCAACGGTTCTTTCAGCGACCCCAATCAGTTTGGCGATTTCTCCCACGCTCAAAGCGCTGTTCATGTAGTATTCCATTGCCAGCATTTTATGGTTAGTCTTGCGGTTTGCCATATTTGTTAAATAGGTCTATTTTAAGGGAATTAGCTTTTTTGAGCTTTTCCTGATATTCTTCAGCCAATTGTATGAGCGCTTCCTGTATCTCA